TACTGCGGCACCGATCCGCCTTCCGCGGTCACGTCGTCATCCGTAACCACGATGTATGCGAGTCCGCGATGCGCAGAGACTTGACCCGCGCCCTTGTACTGCTCGATCGTCGAGTCTGGCATTTGCTCTTCGGTGCCGTGATACAACTTCGCCTTACGAAGCCACTTCGCGGCAAACTCGCGATCCTCGATCGGCGATGCGGGGTCTGTCGTATAGACGACTTTGCCGCCGCGCTTGATTGTGAGGTATCCGTATGTTGGGCCTGCCATGAAGGCGATGGCATAGCTGAGGGTGTATGTGTATTCTTCAGTTTTGACGCCGCCCTTGCCTTGCTTCTTTCGGCGTACATGCTCCTTCGGAATGCCTGCGGTCCAAATCACGTTCGGCTCAGTGATCCGGCAGCGTCCATATCCGAACGGAATTGGCCTACCAACCGTGCTGGTTTGCCCAACAAGGTCCGTCAGCCGGTTTCCCGGGATTGTGATTGATCCGAATAGACCGCCCATTATCGATACACCCGGCGAATGCGACGGAGCCAGCGTTCATCGAGAATGTGCTCAGTGACTTTTCCTACCATCGCATCGGTGTGGATCATCGACAGGCTCGATGCGTGCACGGGGTGCTGCGCGACGATGCCGACGTGTCGGCACTCGCGGCGGCCGTAAGTCATCGCAACCAAGTCCCCGGGCCGCAAATCGCCTTCCTGCGCCCCTTCCGCACCGACGACGACCGCTGCCGGGCCGAATGCGCCGTCTAGCTGCGCCTCTAGCAGACCGTCGTGCGGATCGCGCGAGTAGGCCGGGATATCCCCTTCCGCGTACCCGGTTGCATAGACGAGCAGCCCGATACAGTCCGCGCCGTTCGCGTCGCGGCCTTGGTGCAGGAAAGGAACCTTTGCCGTAGCCCATCGCCGGGCGAGCGTGATGCGGGTGTCTACGTCGTTCATTCCGCCCCCACTGATTTGATGTATGCGCCCGGGACCATGATCGCGGCATTCTCGACGGGGGTGAGATGCTCTGCGCGCATGTTGATGATGTTGTTGTAACCCTTACAGTCCGTCTCCGTCTTGCCGCAATCACGTCGAATGCGAAGCTGGTCACCGACCTTGACGGGATAGGGGGCGAGAAAGCTGAGTTGGGTCTGCCCCGACGATCCCCAGCCCTCAACTTCCAATTCCGCCCCAGTGTTATCTCCGCTCAGAAACTCGATCACACCAAACTCGTAATACCCTGCCGGGCGCGCCATCGCTTCACCCGACACCGAGAACGCAAGGAACGGGCTACCGCCTACCGCGCTCACCTGACCACTTTGCCAAGAGAAAGGCATCTTGCACCGATCGTCACCGAACTGCGCGCGGCAAGTCAGCGAATACATTTCATTGACAACTTGATGGAGCTGATCCTTCAACCCCAGAAACTCGATCTTGCGCGTGCCCTTCGCGCTGGCAGCAAAATCAACTTCGCCGACCGTTCCGTATGCGAGCAATTCAGCGCCCGCTTCCAGCTTCAAATACGCAACGCGATACAGCGTCAGCTCTGCGCGATCGAACATTCCCGCAAGAATTAGTTTCTCCAACTCGATGTTGAACCAACCCAAAAGGTCAGTGTTGATCGCGTCATAATCAGAAGTCGATTGAAGCTTCTGCGGTCGAAGCTCTTGGCGGGAGCTGTAGTTGACTACATGGAATCCGTCGTCATACAACACATTCGCATCGAGCGTGGTGAAACCGAAAGCATTCCCATCCCGATCCACGACCTTCGCGAGATAGCAATACGACCCGCCCGGCTTCGCGTATTGATTCAGAAGTTGTAGCGGGATGGTCTTCATTCTTCCCAACTCATTGGCATGTTGTTGGCGACAATCTCGCGCTTATCTTCTTCAAGCTCGACGGTTGCTGTGTGGTTCCTCCAAGAGTTAATCGTAACGGCGTTGTAGTCGTCCGTAAAGTGAACCCACACATAGAACTCCCCGGACCAATACAACGGCGCAGTCGGCCAAGCCGCATCCGGGTAGAACATGCCCGTTTCGCTGTCCACCGTTCCAGTAATCGCCTCTCCGCTTTCGGTGTACACGGATGCGAAGGCGACGGCCTGAATGGGGCGGATCGTGTACGCCTCGCCGAAGCGATATGTACGGTAAAGCTGAACCGGATTCGTCGTGCCCTGCGGAACTTGAAGCGGCTCGCGATCCGCCTTGAAATCGTTGTAGTCTTTGAACTTGAATGCGTGGCGCTTGCCGCGGCATGCGTGGAATACTTCAATCAGATAATCGCGCGCCTCTTCTTCAATGTTCTCAAACATCGCACTGTAGCGATGACGCGGATAAATCCACTCGCTATCGCGAATCTGCAACCCATTGCTCAGGCCCGTCTCCCCGGTCTTGTATTCCGGGCCACCTTCAAATCCATACGATACAACTTCATCGAGAACCGCATTCAAGAACGCCATTATCTGTTCCTCTCTGTCAGCGCGACCTTCTTCATATCGCGGTGCATCTGGCGAGTGGTCGTGTAATCGGGCTTGGAGCTGAAGTTTTGATTGATGATCTGCGTGACTCCGCCGCGCGGCCGCTCTTCGCGCTCTTCGCCCATCCGCTCCAGCGCCCGGGCCTGCGCGGGCGTGTTGACGTGAATCTTCTCGCCCGGGGAGGCGCGGAAGGAGACGTTTTGGCTATCGATGCCGCCCGATCCTCCGACCGTCCAGCTGCCGCCCGTGCGGAAGCCTACGGGCTGCGAACGGATCGCCTGCACGTTTGCCATGCCCGCTGCGACGGCCGCTGCCGCTGCTGCCGCGCCCAAGAACGGGCCGACGTAAGGGATCGACGCCATTGCGGAAAACGCACCAGTCGCAGACTGATAGGTCTGGATGATGGTCTGCGCAATCGCCGCTGCCTTGCCGATGGCCGCTTGCTTCTTATTCTCAGAGCGCTGGAGCGTCGAGAGCGCGCCGAGAGCATCGGATGCGGCTTGGAACTGGCCGGCGTACTGCTCTTGGAAAATGGCAAGCTTGGCCTGCATCGCGCTCGTCTCGCTCAGCAAGTCCGCCGCCCGCATCTCGTCGATCGCCGCGTAATAGGCGGCGTACTGCTCTTGTTGGGCGGCGAGGGCTTCGGATGTACCGCTAAGGCCCGGGATGTCATTGGAGAGCGAGCGCACCGCATCCCCGGACGTGATGCTGCCCGAGCTGACCATGTCCCCTGCTACGCCGATCTTCTCGCTCAAGTCCGCGCTGCGACGCGACAGGCTATCGGATTCGAGCTGATCGCGAATCTGTGCGATGCGGTTGAGCTCTTGCTCGACGACGAGCTTGGCGCGCAATTGCCCCAGCTCCGTCTCGCTCAACTTCACGCCATCGCGTCGGAGCGAGTGCGTGATCTGCATGATCTGCTGCTCAATCTCCGATTCGCGATTGCTCATCTTCAACAGTGCGATGCTTTCATCAATCTCCTTGTTGATCGCGCGCAACGGGTCCAGCTGATCCTCCATCATCTCCGCGAGGTTCGCATACGCCTGCGCCGCCGCGTCCTGCGTGATCAAACCAGCCTTCGTCGCCTTCGCCAGCACGTCCTGCGCTTCGGCGAGGCGTCGCGTAGCCGCGGCAACCGGGTCTGCTGCGTCCAGCACGCTCGCCAGCGAATTCTTCAACTGCTCCAACTCGCGCTGGGCCTTCTTGATCGCGTTCTTGTCCACTTCCGCGACCGGGTTGTATGCCTTCGATCCGGACAAGTCCACTTCCTCGCCCGTCGCTGCCGCGCGCGCGGCTCCGATTTCCTTTGCGCGATCGAGCCACCTGTCCATGATCGATTCAAGGCCGTTTGCATCTTGGTTCAGGACTTCCGCTTGGAACGCTTTCCCGAATGCTTCGCCGCCACCTTCAAAGACGTTGACATTGGAATTGAGCTGCTCCATCGCCCCTGCGATATCGCCCGCCATTGCAGACTTGACCGCGGAGCCGAGCGCGGTGAAGTTCTTTCCGATCCCCTCGATTACGTGAGCGACGAAAGCGGCAACGCCCATCATCGTTCCGCGGACTACGCCGCCGATCATATCAAACACGCGCACGACGATGCGCAGAAGCTTGAGCCACGTCGCCTCGCTAGAATTCTCATACCCCGCCAGCGAGTCGATCATCTCCGCGAACGTGCCCGCGCTCGTGTTCCCGAGCCACGAAAAGAACGTCGCCGCCATATCCATCGCGCTCGTGATCGCCGGGCCGATCGACTCCCAAGCCGCCTCCATCACATCCCCGAGCGTTGTGGTATCGTCAATCCCGAGCTTGATCTCATTTCGCATCAGTGACAGCGCTGTCGTGAGCCCTGCGACGACCGCGAGAACTGCCCCGATCGGATGCGCCGCCATCAGAATCCAAAGGCCGCGAATCTGACCAATGAAGTTGGCAATGATGCCCGGTGCGAATGCGGTAACGATCGCAGCCGCGATGCCCGCGAGCGTCGGGATGATCATCTCCAAATTCTCGTTCACCCAGTCGATGAACTTGACGAAGATTTGCGATCCGCCGAGGCGCTGATCAAGCTCACCGATGACTTGGATGATGCGATTGCGCATGCGCACGAATGCGTCACCGATCGTCGCGGGCATATCATCCGCTTCTTCGCGGAGTTGATCGAGCTGATTGATGAGGGCGTTAAACACAGTGTCGCTCGTGAGCTGCCCGGCAGACGCCATCACCTTCAACTCTGTGAGCGACTTGCCCGTCTCGGCCGTCAGCGCTTCGACGATGCGCCCACCTTGCGTCAAAACGGTGTTCCAGTTGTCACCTCGCAGCTTGCCTTCAAGCATTGACTTGGACAGAGCGGAAATGACCGTTTGCGCGCGCTGCCCCTTCGCTCCCGAGACGACGAGCGCATTGGTCATCGCCTCTGTATAGTCCAGCGTTTGCTCCGTTGACTTGCCAAGCTCTTGGAGCGCGAATGCGTTTTCCAGATAGATTTCCGCAGTCGATTCCAGCGGCGCATACGTGCGCTGAGCGATCGACATGATACGCCCCATGACCGCTTCGGTGTTCGCCGCGCTGCCCGCGAACCGAGCGACGCGCGCATTGAGGTCCGTCCAAATCCCGGTGTAGTCGGCGAGCGTCTTGAGCATGGCGCCGGTAACGAGCGCGGCCATGATGTTCTGCATCGTGCTCAGCGCATCCGCCGTTCCGTCCGCGGCTTCGCCAATCTCACTGATGTTGCGCTTGACGACTCGCGATCCGTCTTCGCGAACGACAATATCAATTCTTTCAGTAGTCACTTGACCAACCTCGCTTGGCTAATAGCCTTCAAGCCCGCTGCGATTGCCCCTTCAATGAATCCTGCGGGAGCTTGGCGAGAGCTACCGCGATTGAGTGGGTCGATATAGATGAGGTTGTTGCTGATATACACTTCCCGGCCACTTTCCTTGTACTGCGCCATCTTGTCTGTTGCGTCTTGGATCGCCATGCCCGCCGCTGCCGCGCCAGTGGTGCCCTTTTTGCCTTCCGGAAACGAAGCGACGGGCGCTGTGAGCGGCCCGCCGATATTCGTCCTCCAATTAGCTCGCGCCCGGCCCGTGTCCACCGGAGTGCGGAGCGCCACGGCAGATGCAACGGTGATCACGGTTTTGCGAACCATCGTTGTCGCGTTGGCCTCTACGCCGTCCTCGATTTCTTTGATGCGCTTGCTGAATCCGCGGATCGTCGCCATCACCTGTTCCTCTTCTTCGCCCCGGGAGATTTGTTGGCGTTGCTTAGCGTCTCGCTCGTCTTCTTCGCAGACCAATCCAGATACGCTTTGTCGAGCCTCGCGACGTGAAAGAAAACATCCTCCCTCTGCTCTCCGACTATCCCGTGGGCCTCGCAATAGTGGTGAATTGCGAGCCACGGGATTGGCCCTTGAGCGTACCCGAGCGTTCTACACGACGTGAGGTCGAGAAACGACGTGTAGAACAGATTCAGGCCAAGCTCCATCGTAGGGGCGTTTTGGATTGTTACAGGTAGCTCGCGCCTTGACCTGTAACAATCCTCAACAATCTTTCTCTCATCCTTTCCGATGCCGAGCGTGTACAGGAGGACGCTTATCAGTTTCCCGATTCTTCCTCCTGAATCTGCGAGCGGAACAGAGCGACCTTGCGCGACTGCTCCAGCACATCATCCATCAAATCCGGAAGATCGGTGAAGAGCTTGATGGCGTTGTCCTTGGTAAAGGTCATCGATGCGCCGTTTTCATCCGTCACACCTTCCCAGCCCAGGACGACAGTTTCCGCCAGAACTTCGCGGAAGATGGTGCGCATCTGCTCCGGCTCCAGCAGGCCATGCTTGGACTGAAGTTCATATTTGCGCATCTTGGACTGGACGGCCTTTTCAAACTTGATGTTGCTGCCGCCCGCGCGAGCGATGCGGATGCACATGCCATCGCCGTAATCCAGTACCACGCCCTTCTGCTCCGCTTCCTTGTTGGTCTGGAACTTCTTGTATGTGTTGCTCATGACGCTTTCTCCGGTAGTTGAGTTGGGTGTTGCGAATTACGACGCCGAGTCAGGCAGGTAGTGGAAGACCTGAACGGTGAGAGTGTTGCCGAACTTGCTTTCCGCGCCCGACGTATCGAGCGGCAGCGTGATTGCCTGATCCTGCTCGACGTTGAGGCGGCCGTTGCCGAGCGAGAGCAGCGGGATGTCGAAGAGGAAGCCCTTGGAACCTTGCACCATCACGAAGTCGAGCGTGATGTCGGCGTTGTTGCGAACGGCCTTCACCGCTTCGATGCTGGAGAAATAGACGGTGATCGAGCCACCCACGTCGAACGTGCCCGCGGTGACGTCGAAGCCGCCGAGATATCCGATGGCCTTGTTGGGGGAAGCGTTGTTGTTGATGGTGAGGGTGAGATCGGTCGCGAAACCGAAGAGGGGCTGAGGGTTGGGATCGAGCGGATCGACGCTCGCCATCTTGATGCGGTTGAAATCGGAGCTGGTGTTGAACGCATCTTCGGGCAGCAGCGAGCGACGTGCACCGGGCTTCACACCTTCCAGCCCCGTGCGCTGCTCGTTGTCGATGGCGATGAAGGTCAAGTCCGCCTTCACCAAGTCCGCCTGCGCGACGTTGAGCGTGAACTCGTTCGCGACCGCACCAATCAGATACTCCGACATCTCCCCGTTCACGTCCCGGCCCAGCGTGCGCTCGATCTGGTAGGAATGCTGGCGGATGAGCGCGGGGTCTTCTTCGTTGCGGATGATGACGCCGTAATACAGCGACACCGTCGCCGTCGCGCCCGAATCGACCACCGGGTCAAAATCGGTCTTGTCGAACTCGATGAAATCTTCATCGATGATCGAGATGCGAGCGAAGCCGTAGTTGGCCGCGAAGCCCTCCACATACACCCACTCGCCCGGGATGAAGCCCAGCGCGCGGAAGTCCGTTTCGCCCGCCACGTCCGTGAAGCGAGGCAGGAGGCCATTCATCACGATTGAAACGTCCCCAGTATCAAACTGGCGGCCAACCGTGCGGAGCGTCGCGCCTGCCGGGGCGGTTTCGTTCGCCGCCGCCTGCTCAAACACCACTTCGCCCGGGGCGATGCTCTCGACGATCTTCAGCCCGTTGTTCGCGGCGGCCGCGAAGCCTTCCGCCAGAACGATATCCCCCGCCACGAACGTCGCGAGCGGTGCGCCGGTCAGCGTCACAGTCGCCCCGGTCCCGGTGCCCCCGGTCGTTGCGGCGGCAGGCCCGGGAAGCGCCGCGTACACACCGCCTTCGTCGATCAGCGCCGAGGTCGCGGCCCCCGTACCGGGGTTGGTCGCGGCGACGTATACGGTGGCGCTCCGGGCCGCTCCGCCCACGACCGAAAGCACGTCCCCGACCCGATAGCCCGACCCGCCGCTCACGACGGCCGCGGAGACTGCCCGGATATTGGCGAAAGCGACGGAGCGATCCGCGGCGACGACTGCGCCGATGGGCGCGCGGCCGGTGACGAGAGAATCGGTGGTAGCGCGCTCCCGAGCGTCAGCGAACACGAAGCCTTGCAACAGGTCCGCGGAATTACCGATCGTCAGGTCTTGGTTCAGCCCGCCCGACGCATCGAGGTCGGTGATGCGGCCTTTCTTGCGCTGGCGCGAACGGTTGATGGGATTGCGAGCGACCGTGGTCAGGCTCGATCCGAAATCGCTGTAGGAATTGGGCTCCAGCGGGTTCCACACCGGGTTCGGCGGAAGCTCGCCAAGGCAACGCTCCTTCGCATAGTTGGCGGAGGTCGCGTTGGAGTCGATTTTCTTGGGAGGACAGATTGCCATTTGTCACCTCACTTCATCATAGTTGAATTGGATGTTCGCGTTCACTTGGTAATGCGGGCCGTCAATGCCCACTTCACTGGTGGTGGCTTTGGGAAACCAAACGCCGTTCGGAGTCGCAATGCCTTGGTATGCGTCGCGGACAGACTCCGCCATTCTCTGCGCGATCGTCCTGCCGCCCGCGTCGAGCAATCCAAAGCATTGGACAAAAATGAAACCTTCTCGGCGCCACCGGCGCTTACCTGCGTGATTCGATAGCGAAGCCTGCCCGCCATCCATGTGTTGGAACGTCCAACGAAACCATGAGCGGTCTGCCGGCGGGGTCGAATTGTTCTCAACGCCGTCAAAGCGTTGATCAACACCTGCCCACGAAGAATCCGCCATCGCCCTGAAGACGGTGACGGATTCACGTTCAGCATTCTGAGAATTGAGGGTCATTTGCGAGCCTGCAATTGGTAGTAGATGGAAGGCCCGTCAGGATCGAGTGTCAGCACTTGCTTGATGCGGAAAATTTCTCCGCTCGCCCGGGTGATCGTTCCTTGGAGGTTGGGAGCCACTGGCATCCCCTTCGCAGCCATCAACACTTTCTTGTCTGTTCGATGAATCTCTGTGCCATCTTTGTACGTGGTTCCTGCCTCTTTGACGGTGTAGTTGAGGAAGACCGCGCGCCCCGGTACAACCGTGGAAGTTGATGGGCCTTGCTCGTTCGGAAATTCAGGGTCAGGCGTAGAGCTGGAAAACACCGTAACCGTAACCGCTTCACCGTTTGCGTCGATGAGTTGCTTGGCGAGGTCGATTGCCCACTGGAAAGCGGTCATCGTTACACCCTCACCGTCCGCAAGCGGAATCCCTTCGGGCCACAGGCATCGAAGAGAGGCGCCAGCAGCGCATCGACCGCAGGGAAGACCGGGACAGGCAAGCCGCCCTGTCCCAAGTCCGTCGCCGTCATGAACTCGCGCTCGATGACGTCAACCTTCTCGCGCTTGACGGCTCGCCCATCGCTCGATGGCATGAGCGTCCGCCCTGCGAAGACTTCCAGCGCAAGCGCCATCTGAGCACTCTTCAACTCCACCGGGATCACATCCCCCGGCAGGAGGTAGGAGCAATCGAGCGTCACGCCCGTTCGCGGCCATTGAAGAGCCTGCACGCCCGGATGGGTCTTGGTTCCTTGGAACCTTGCGCGCTGGGCTTCCAGATAGTCCATGGCGCTGATGAGCATGGGGCTGATTGCGCTGTCGTCTGCCGGGAGCTCAACGCCGCGACCCGCTGCGTATTCCCGCGCATCTTCTTCGCTCACATAAGACTGGGAATTAGCCAGTCCACTTCCATCTTCTACAATCAGCGCCATGGTGTCTATCCTCTGTTGTTGGAATTGAGCGGATTACTCCTGCTCTTCTTCCTCTTCTTCGCCGATGTTGTCGATGTAGAGCTGGACCAGATCAGCCTTCTTGTCGTCCGCCTTGTACTCGACGCCCGCTTCATCCAGCGCTTCCTTCAGCTGGGCGACAGTGAGGTCGTTGGGGTCGAAAGCTTCTTCCTGCTCTTCTTCCTCTTCTTCCTCACTCTCCGCACCCGGGGGATTGGAGTTGAGCGCGGTGCCGTCGAGGCTCATCGAGTCGCGGTGCATCTCGCTCACATCGCCGCTGC